ATTAAAGACAAGCGAAAATGAAAAAGCAGAGACCAAAACTGACACAGTATATCTACCTTGTGAACAGCCTCCTAACGGCACAACTCAACAGGAATGGATACATCACCGATAATGATGTGGAAAAGGCTGTCAATACGACGATCAAGGTGTATGATATGATTGAAGAAGCCATCGGAGCAGAAAGTGGTGACGATGAAGAGACAGAAGGTGAAAAACCTTTTATTGATGAGTTTGCCAAATTCCCTTGGGGCAATACGGAACACACTTACACCGAATTGGAGAAATGGTATCAACAGAATGTAAAACGGAGCAAACGAGCATTCGGAAAGAGTTATCATGTTGCCCTTCAGAACGGTCATCTGATAAAGGATGAAAAGACGGGCAAATATACGCACGGAAATAAGTGATTCCCACCGCAAGGCCCCGATTCCCATTCCCCACCCCTTATAGATATATAAGGGGATGGGAATGGACGAGAATCCGAGCCAGCGGCCGACGCGCGTATGTGCGCGTTTTTAGTTCTACAGATAATTCATTTGAATTAAAATAAACGACCTATGCCAAAGATACCAGACGAAGTAGTAAAGCGAGTCATTGACCGCGCAAAGATTGAGGATGTCGTGGGCGACTTCGTGACGTTACGGAAGGCTGGCGTGAACCTCACGGGCCTTTGCCCGTTCCACGATGACAGGACGGACGGCAACTTCATAGTCAGGCCGTCGAGCATTCCAGAGGCGCGACACGGCAACACCTACCGCTGCTTCGTCTGCGATGCAAAGGGCGGTCCCGTTCAGTTCCTCATGGAGCATGAGCGGCTGTCATTCCCTGATGCTATCCGATGGCTGGGTAAGAAGTACAACGAGCCTGTCGACGACATACCGCTGAACTACACGCCACCGCCACCACGACCGAAGCCAGCACCATTGCCCGTGCTGGAGATACCACGGTCGTATGTCCGTCGCACAATGGAAATCGGTGGCGACCAGACGCTCTTCATCTATTGGCTGAAATATCTGCCGTGGGACGATGAACAGCGGGCGCGATTGCAACAGACATTGTGGATGTACTGTGTTGGCGGTTGGAAGGACGGGAGAGTGGTGTTCTGGCAGATAGACCACAACGGCATACCGCGTGCCGCCAAACTGATGAAGTATCTCATGGACGGTCACCGCGACAAGCAGGCACACCCCGGTTGGATATACAACCAGGATGGATGTCGCCAGCAGCTCGACCCCGAGCACCACGAGATCATCAAGCCGCTCTTCGGTTCGCATCTGCTGAGCAGCCATACGAAGGCAGTGGTGAACATTGTGGAGTCGGAGAAGACCGCCATCATCATGGCCAACTACTACGGCGACCCAGATACCCAGTTGTGGCTGGCTTGCGGCGGTCTGAAACACTTGCAACTCGACAGTCTTCAGCCGCTCATCGACCAAGGGCGAACCATTTGGCTGTGGCCCGACAAGGACGGGCGCGAGGCATGGCAAGAGGTGGCCGACAAACTGGGTTATGACCTATGCCGGGTATATACCCACTTCTTCGACACCTGTTGGCGCGAGGAAGACGGCGACAAGGCAGACGTGGCCGACATTGCCATCCGCATGATGCGCACCAGCGATAAGCCGAGAACCCCCCAGGGGGGAGAGGTTAACCCCCCCTATGCACCCCTGAGAAACCACGAAAATGGTGTGTTACCCCCTGAGACCCCCTACAAACCAGATTCACACGAACCCGTTAGAATCGGCGACATCATCACCGAGATATGGCACTCCGACGAGCCTTTCCTTGATCCCGTCGAACTGTGCGACCCGCAAATCCGCATGTGGCGGGAAATACTTAGACAACGATATAATTTCAATAAACGACACAAGAAATGATAGGAGATCAGAAACAACGTGACGACGGCTTCGTGACGGTTGCCACAAAGGTGCCACCGCACGTAGCCGAACTGCTGAACATCATCGCCAAGAGCAAGGGCACCGACATCTACGGACTGTTGCAACTCTTCATCGAGGTAATCATCACAGCAGCGAAGACAACGACGCATGTCTCACCAAAGATGAAATTGCTGCTTCACATGCTGGAGGTGGATGCCGGATGGAACCATGCCTTCAACTTTGCCAACCCGACGGCACAGATGGACATCGCACAGATAATACTCATCATTCAGCAGCACGACGGCAAGAGGCCACGCGATGGCTTCGGCATGGTGATGATAGACAAGCCGTTCATGGGCGACGATGCGCGGCAGACGCTCTGTGTGGATGACATACTGGAGCGCGTGGCCGAGGTAGCAACGAAAGGACTCTACAAGGAATTGCGACAGATTGGCGTAGCCTGCGAATCGGAAAGCCTTCGCGAGACACTTACCGTGCTGTGCGACGGAGCATTATTGGAACACCTAAATCAGATGGATGCTGCCGAAGGGCCACAGCTTGGAAACTTCAGTGACTTCGGAAAGGTGATAGAGTGGGGCAAGCGTACCAAGCGCAAAAAGCACATAACGCCCGACAGCATACAGACGCACATCGTCTTTGGTGATGACGACCGCGAGATAGCCGACTATGAGGCGCAAGGTTGGGAAGGAGAGATACGGCAACATGAAGAACCACCAACCGACATGACCGATGATTGAACCGCAGGACTACAAGCTGCCGACCAAGCAGCAGGAGAAACCAAAAGCAAATGACGACCCAGAAACGATCGCCTATCTGGAGAGCCTTCCGTGGCGACCTATCGGAGTAGAATGGTAGAACTGAAGATAGACAAGAAAGCCCGCAACTGCTGGCTGATCACCACGACCGACAGCGATGGATTCCACTGGCAACTGCCCATCACCTACGATGACATGCGCGAACTGGTAAGACTTTGGATAGATGAAGTGATATGAAACAGAAGAAGCGAAACTGGCGAGGGGTCAGCGACAAGGTAGCCAAGGATAAAGCCGAAATCTATAACAGCCGCGAGTGGAAGGAGTTGCGCATTGCGAAACTCAGGAGCACCAACGGGCTGTGTGAGGAGTGCATGAAGCAGGGCATCGTGACCGCTGCCAGATGTGTGCATCATGTGGTACCAATCGAGACCGCACGAACCAAAGACGAGATGAAGAGGTTGGCTATCGACTGCGGACTTCAAGGCTTGAAAAGTCTGTGCTTCGCCTGCCACGCCAAAATCCATAAGGAGCTGGGCAGCAACACGGCGAAGATAGTCCGCCAGCGAGCCGAGGCCCGCCAAGACCGATGGGCTGACAACCTCATGAGTAAATTCATAGCCAATGACAATCAAGGAACTGACGGAGCGACAATCGTGGACGCTGACACAGAAGATTGACCACTCGCTGGGAGTGATAGACCAGTTCGCAAGCCACTTCGACGGGCAGGTGTACGTGTCATTCTCAGGTGGCAAGGATTCGATGGCGATGCTGTCATTGGTCGAGGTAATCATCCCGAATGTCAAGTGTGTGTTCGTGATGACCGGCTGCGAGAGTCCAAGCGTCTGCCGCTTCATCCGCGAGCAACAGCAGCACCACGACATCGAGATCATCCGACCTCAGAAGACATTGAAGCAAGTCTTTGCCGAGTATGGCTTCCCATTGGTGAGCAAGAGGACAGCCCACGACATCGAGGCAGTGAGGCGCAACCCCTACTGCGAGTCTTCACGTAAGCTATTGTGGCGAGGCAACCGCTATTGCATACCCGAACAATGGATGTACCTGCTGAACGAACCCTACGAAGTGAGCGCAAGGTGTTGCTTCTGGTTGAAACATCAGCCAGGGCAAGAGTACCAAAAGCGCACAGGCCGACACCCATACATCGGACTGCTGGCAAGCGAGAGCAGACAGCGAACACTGGGATATATTCAGCAAGGCGGTTGCAACGTGTTCACCGACACGGGCAAGAACCATCCGCGCTCATTGCCGTTGGCGATATGGACTGACGATGATGTGTGGGCATACATCAAGGACAGACGACTGCCTCTGCCCGACATCTACGAGCAGGGAGCGACGCGGACGGGTTGCATGGGCTGTGGCTTCGGTGCTCATCTGAACCCGACGGGCATCAACACCATGCGGAGGTTGTGGCCCAAGTGGTACGACCTCGTGATGAACTACGAGAACAATGGCATCCGCTACGGCGATGCACTACAAAAAGCAATCGACAAAGCACATGGAAACGATACGAACATATAAACTGCTGAGACAGGACAAGTCACTCGGCACCTTGCATCCGCTATTCATAGACAATGGGCTGTGCCTACCTATGAATCAATGGATAGAGGCACGGGCACCAAGCGACGAAGTGATGAAGGATGTGCCAACAGGCTTCGCACTCATTGACCTGATACGTCAGGGCATAGTCGAGATGCAAGCCAAGCGACCGACCCGCGAACAGGTGAAACGCTGTCAGCTCCGATTCTGCCGATGGGTAGAGCGACGCGACAACGGACATCTGTACGATATCGGACTGGGTAGCGACGGCCAAGTGCTCCGCTTCGCCCACCGTCCAGGCTGGCACACGTCAGCCGAGCCGCGACTGCCAAGCGTTGACATGACGGGCAAGGTGTGGGCTGAGTGCCTGATACCAGCCGACGACCACTACATCTATCGGGTGAACGTGAGCGGACTGACAGCCCACCACGAACCCCTCGAATGGTACATCTCGCAAAAGATTTTCATCGTGAGGCTCGTAGATAGCCCTCAAATAAACCACGTTGAGAGCACGACACGAGGGACGTAGGGTAGATAACAACATAGGTAAATAAACCAACAGAAGCCGCGAAAATGGCCTTAAACGCGAGATTCAGACCCCCTCCGAAAGCCGGGGCGGTCGTTTTAGGCGAGGCCGACTTTGGATTCCGAAAT